GTGGATGATGGTGGTATTATCGATCAGACGTGGTTCAAGTGGTGGCGGTCGCCCGATCCGCCGGAGGTGAAGTATGTGATACAGGCGTGGGATACGGCACTGACGGCGAACAAGACATCGGCGTATAGCGCGTCAACGACGTGGGGCGTGTTTGATGACGATAACGGGATACCGAATCTGATATTGCTGTCGGTGTGGCGCGACCGTGCGGAGTGGCCGATACTGCGGCGAATGGTGCAGCGGATGGCGACGGATTACCGGGACGATAACTACCGCACGCCGATCAAGGCATCGAAGAACCGGATGCCGGATACGGTGCTGGTGGAGGCGAAGGCGAACGGTCAGATGCTGATTCAGGATTTGGGCCGTGCAGGAATTGTTGCAACGCCGTTTAATCCTGATAAGTTTGGTGATAAGATAGCGCGTGTTCGTCTGGTTACGGATTTGATCGAGAACGGGCGTGTGTGGTTGCCGGCGATGAAACCGGCGTATGATCAGTTGAGGCCGTGGGCGCGTGACTTTATGGAACAGTGCGTTCAGTTTCCAGCGGCTGATTCGAGGGACTGGGTTGATACGATGACGATGGCGTTTTTGCGGGTCAAGCAGTCTGGGTGGGTTCACAATACCGAGAACCCGTATGAAGAGGTTTATGACGTACCGCTTGAACGCGCATCGTTTTATTGATAGGAAGCATAATGGCCCGTAAACCAATGACACTCGAAGATACGCTGCGTCCCCAGTTTGAGGGGATTGGCGGCGTTGACGTTGACATGCCTGAGGGCGACGCGGAATACGAAATCGAAATGGGCGGCCCTGAGATGGTCGATGGCGCTGAGATCACCGAATTGGATGATGGCGGCGTTGAGATTGATTTTGAACCATCGGAAGATGAAGAAGAAGAAATCACGCACGAGTCGAACCTCGCGCTGTACATGGACGATATGGACCTAAATGGTCTGGGTGAGATGCTGCTAAGCGGCGTTGAGGAAGATAAACAGAGCCGCAGTGAGTGGGAAACCACGATGTCTGAGGGCATCAAGCTGATGGGCCTGAAGATCGAAGACCGCCAGACGCCGTTCAAGGGGGCGTGCGGCGTTTACGATCCGCTGTTGGCTGAGGCTGTGGTGCGCTGGCAGGCTGTGGCTTGCGGCGAGCTGTTACCGGCTGCTGGTCCGGTTAAGACGCAGATCACGGGCGTTGCGAACGAGCAGTTGGAGGCGCAGGCGTCGCGGGTTAAGGACTTCATGAACCTTTACCTTACGGAATTGGCCCCTGAGTTCTACGAAGAGTTCGACCAGATGCTGTTCTGGTTGGCGCTGGTGGGTTCGACGTTCAAGAAAGTTTATCAGGATCGGCTGCTGGGACGCCCGGTGAGCCGATTTGTTTTGCCGGACAACTTCATTGTTTCCTATGGCACGACTGATTTAGAGACATCGCCACGTTTCTGCCACATTACGCCGATGACGCGCCGGAATTTCCGCTTGGCGCAGCTGGCGGGTGTGTATCGCGATATCAAGGTTGGCGATCCGCAGCCGGATGATGAGGGCCAGAGCCCGATTCGCGCAGAGGTTGACGGCGTTCAGGGCGTTGAGCCGGGCGCGGAAGGCACGGAAGAGTATCGGATCTATGAGGTTTATGCGGATCTGAACCTCGAAGGCTTTGAAAACGAGGATGGTATTCCTCTGCCGTATATCGTGACGATTGATGAGGGGACTCGCAAGGTTCTGTCGATCTATCGTAACTATGAAGAGGGTGATCCGACGTTCAAGCGTCAGGATTGCTTTGTTCACTATAAGCTGATGCCCGGCGTTGGCTTTTATGGCCTTGGCTATGCGCATTTGTTGGGCAACTCGGCGAAGACGGCGACATCGATCCGTCGTCAGCTGATTGACGCTGCGACGCTGAACAACTTCCCCGGCGGCTTGCGCGTTAAGGGCATGCGCCTCGACGACAATAACATTGGGATTGGCCCGACTGAGTTCCGTGAAATTGACACGGGCGGTATGCCGATTCAGAACGCGATCATGACGATGCCGTATAAGGAACCTTCGCAGGTTTCTTTGGCGCTGCTGAAGGAAACGTATGAGAGTGCGCGGAATCTTGCCAACACAGCCGAAATTGCGGTGGGTGAGGGCAGACAAGATGCTCCAGTTGGAACGACTGTGGCTCTTATGGAAGCGGCAACCCGACTCCAGTCGGCGACGCTCAAGCGGTCGCATAAGGCGTTCAATCGGGAACTGAAGATGATTGCGAATTTGTTTGGCAAGTATCTGCCAGACGAACCGTATCCATTCCCAGTTCGCGGCGGCATGTCGGCGATCATGCGCGAAGACTTCTCGGACAACATCGACGTTATTCCTGTCAGCGACCCGAACATTTCGTCGTCCGCGCAACGCATGATGCGTGCGGAAGCTCTATTGCGTTTTGCGACACAGCAGCCTGACCAGCACAATCTGCGCGCAGCCTATCGTCAGATGTATGTCGAGATGGGAATTGACGAAGAGAAGATTGAAATGCTCCTGTTGCCTGAGCAAGAGAAGCCGAAGCCGCTGGATCCTCTGTCTGAGAACCAGAATGCACTGACGGGCAAGCCATTGGTGGCCGGCGCGTATCAGGATCACGACGCACACATCGCGGCGCACGCCCCGATTGCTGAAGAGAACCCAGCGCTGCAGGCGCACATCAACGAGCATTTGGCCCTGAAGATGCGCTTGCAGGTTGAGCAGATCATTGGCCAGCCGTTGCCGCCTCCGGGCCAGCCGCTGCCGCCTGAGATTGAGAACCAGCTCGCGGTTATGGTTGCACAGGCCATGCAGCAGCTTGCGCCATCCTATAAGCCACAGCCTCCGGGCCCTGACCCAATGGTTCAGATTGAGCAGATGAAGGTTCAGCAGCGCGATGCTGACAGCAAACTTGACGCCCAAGTCGAAATGACGAAGGCGCAAATAGAAGCACAGACTGACGCGGAAGACCGTGCTTCGAGAGAGCGGATTGCAGCAATGAAGCTCCAGTCCGAAGCCCTGCGTAATAATGGAGGTTTTCAATGAAGATGACTGACTTGCGGGCGAAAGCTCGTGCAATTTTCGGCCCAGCAATCGCTGAGCCTATGCCTAAACAACCCAATGGCGCGAAGGCGCTTCAGGAGCGTGCAAACGCCCGTCCTATCCCGACCTATAAGGTTGGCGGTGCTGTAAAGAAGAGCATGCCTCCTCAGCCGACTGCAGCTGAGCGTGAAGCAGATCGCAAACGTCGCGAAGAGTATGCGAAGATGAAGGTGTCGAAGGAACAGGGTGCAGCCATTACCCGTGGTAATCGCGCCGCTGACATTGAAGGTGGTCGCTATAAGGATGGCGGCAAGGTTCAGACATCGGCTGACACTGCCAAAAAGCTGGCCACAGAAATGGGCGGCATGAAAAAGGGCGGCAAGGCAAAGAAGGATGGCCTCGCTGTCATGATTGCTATTGGTGAGCCTAAGAAGCCAGTTAAAAAAGCTGCTGGCGGCGCTGCCAAGGTTCGCAAGGGCATGATGACACCTGAAGGTAAAATTACGCACGCCATGAATAAGATGCGCGACAAGTAACAGGGGCCGCGACCGTGCCTTAACAGTGCGGTCGCGACTACCTAACCCTAGCAGAAGGTGGGCAAAGACTCGCCGCTGCAAAACTACCGGAGAATAAAATTGAGCGCAGAGGAACTAAGCCGCAGAGCGGTTGAGCGTATCAGTGAGCTGCGAGATCGCGCCACAGAATACTCATTAAATGCACGTTTTAGGCCGTCCAGCCAAGGGGAGAAATACTTCCCGGCATCGACGGCGGAAGAGATTGCCCTTCAGGTTCTGGAGGGGAATGCGTTGGTGCGTGGCTATACAGCTGCAATTCAGGTCATTGCCGACGAGTATAAACGTATGATGCAGCCTGACGATGATAAAATACCGGAACAAAAAACAAGGAGTCATTACTGATGAGCATGAGTAACATTGAGCCGCATGAAGAAGAGCTTGCGAAGCAATTCATAGACGGGCATTTTGTGGAGATGACGGGTCAGCCGTTTGATATGCGCCCAGCTGGGTATCTTGTGGCTGTAAAAATTTACATCCGCCCTGAAGAGCTGAAGACGATCAAGAAGGAAGACGGCACGGAAGTGACGCTTTACCTGCCAGACACGGTTCGCGCTGAAGATAAGTTCTCATCGGTTTCGGCTTTGGTATGCGCTGTTGGACCGGAAGCCTATCAGGGTGAGAAGTTCGAACGCTCTGGGCCTTGGTGCAAGGTCGGGGACTGGATCCTGATCCCACGCTATGAATCGACAATGGTTTCTTATCGCGGCGTTGCAATGGCGCTTCTGCCTGATGATCGCGTTATGGCGGTTATCACTGGCCCAGAAGATGTCGAATCAGGCAAGGCTGCTAATAATTATTAAGGAATAGAGCATGGATGAAGAAAACGAAATTCCAGAACTTCCGTTGACGGAAGAGGGGCCCACCGAAGACATCGAAATTGAGATAACCGAAGACGATCTTGGTGAAAGCCTCGCGGATTACGAGGAAGAAGAATCCGAAGAAACCGTTGAGGAAGAAGAGCCTGAGGAAGAAGAAGAACCCGAAGAAGAGCCTGAAGAAGAGGCCCCGAAGCGGAAGCGTTCACCTGACAAGCGAATAGCTGAGCTGGCCCGCAAGGCCGCTGACGCTGAGCGCCGTGCGCAGGAAGCTGAGTCTCGCCTGCAGAACGAAGCCCAGATGCGTCAGCAATCTGACTTCGCCATGATGACGCACTACAAGAACAACCTCATCAACGAGGCTGGTGCGGTCAAGCAGAAGCTCATGGATGCGCATTCTATGGGCGACAGCGAACAGATTGTTGAGCTGCAGAGCATTTACTACAAACTGCAGAATGATCTGGCCGGCGTTGAGAACTGGGAAGCTGAGCAGAAGGTAACAGCTCCAGAGGTGCAAAAGCAAGCGCAGCCAAAGGCCCAGCCTCAGCCTTCGCTTGAGCCGCGCACAGCTGGATGGATTCAGAAGAACGAGTGGTTTCAGCCACAGTCTCCTGAGTTCGATCCTGAGATGCACGAAGAGGCAACGCTGTATGCACGCCGCATCGAGCGTCGGTATCGTTCTGAGGGTCGTGACGACGAAATCGGTGGCGTTGATTACTTCACGGAAATCGACCGTCACATGCGTAAGGAATACCCTGACGCATTCTCAGCCGTATCAACCCCAAGCAAGAGAACTCCACCGATGTCTCGTGAATCTAATGTTGCCCCTGTCCAGCGCAGCGCGCCAAACCAGCAAGGCAAAAGCGCCAAGACCATACGACTAACAGCCGATCAGCGCCGCATGGCACACCAGTTGGCCCAGTCTGGGGCTATTCGCAATCAGAAGGGAGGTCGCATGACCGATCTTGAGGCGGAAAAATATTACGCAGTTCACATGATAAAACAGAGTAAAGGATCTTAATAATGGCACGAGCATCAAGAATCTCGCAGAGCCGAGCAGCAGAATCACGCGAATCCAGCATGCGCAAGCGTCCTGAAACGCACTTCCAATCCAAACTATATGTTCCGAAGGACAAAATCCCTGCGGGCATGACATACGCTTGGGTTCGCGAATCAACCCTCAACGAACCCGATCCCGACAACATGACGGATCGCATGATTAAGGGCTGGGCTCCAGTTCCTGCGTCACGCCACCCTGAGATGGTCCCTCCTCCCCTTCCCGGCTATGAAGGCTTGGAAGTGCAGGTTATCCGTCGCGGCGGTCTAATGCTCTGCGAATGCCCGACACGGGACGTTCAGGAGCGTAACGAAGATCGCGATCTGGAAAACATTGAAACCTTGCAAGACGTGGCATGGACTGGTCAGAGCGACC